CGAATGGATATAAAGCCTTCATTTTTGTCCATATTCCGTAACCTTTTAAGTCAACAACAAGTGTTTCAATTGCTCTCTTTTGTGTGGCATCAGTAATCGCAGCAGCTGCTATAAAAGCAAGTGCGTCTGCATCTCCAGCAGCGGCTACACTTATTGCGTTAGAACTTTTAGAAAGCGAACCACCCGCATTCGTTGCTGTAACAGTGCAAGTAATGGAAGTTGAACCGTCCGCAGTTACTAAAGTATACGTGTTGAATGTAGCTCCTAAAATTACGCTTCCATTTCTATTCCATTGGTAAGTATACGTAATAGGAAGAGTACCGCTCCAGGTCCCGTTAGTCGTAGATAAAGTTTGACCTATTACACCACTACCCGAAATAACCGGAGATACAACACTAGATGGTGGAATTGCAGCATCGGAGAATGGATTAGATATGAATGGACTGTTTAGATATCCGTACAACATAACTAGAAGTTTTCGCCAATCAAAATAATTGAAACACTACCGGATGCCAATTTAACACCTGAAAACTTACCGCCTCCAATTGGTCGAAAGATTGTACCGGCTTTTATTGCTATTGCTGTGTTGGTAATATAGTCGGATTTCTTATCCACTCCAGCAACCTTAATAGATGTGAAAATAGTATCTTCTAAAACTACTATTCCGCAGCTATCCTGAGTTAATTCTGTTGTATTGTTGACTACCTTAGTACCCAACTGTCCCGCCATTACTTGTAAATTGTTCATTGTTTTATATATTTTAGATTTATAATTGACTTGCTCCTATCTATTAGAGAGTTTTTTCTTCGCATTGTACACTAAAAATTTACATTTATGCGAATAAGAGTAAATATTTAACATAGTAACTTTATTCCAATCCCCTTGAAAGAACTCCTTAGCTATTACGTCGAAGCCTTCCTCCCAAGCAAATTTAGAGGGCTTAACATCCTTTCGATTGTCTTTCTCGCTCTTGCTTTCTGTACTGATATTAGCATTGATTGTTTTATTTTGGTCAAAAAAAAAGCGGACGCATTCATAAAAACATCCAATGGCATATGCTCCTTTATAATTTCGTATCTGTCTGCAATTGGATTTAATAGATTATCATTCTCATCTACTGCGCCGTATTTCGCACCTTTCGGAAAGTAGAACAAACAACCAAAGTAAACTGGATCCTTTTTCATATCTCCTTTACTAAAATCAGCGTGCCATCCAACGCCTACCTTCTCAGCGTTGATTAACTCAAACTTGATTCCATTTAATGTTATTTCTTTAGGCGGCTTATTTACTTTGATTCCGGAATATAACCTAACTATGTGGCTAAACATTTTCGCTATATCAGTTGCGTTAATTCGTTTTAGTTTTGGTCTCGATATACTAGTAAACAAATGGATAAATTCTAGTTGATCCATTATATCAAGTTTATTTTCAGTTAAGAAATACGGGTTTTGTAATGCATTAAAATGCTCTATTCGTAAGTCTTTTGTTTTCTCCGGTAATTTAATTTCCATAATATCCTTGTTTTTTTATGTGATTGAATGCATCAATTAGTTTATTAGTTTGGTCTTCGCTTGTTATTATTTCACCTATTCTAAGATTAATCCAAACGCCTTTTTTTTGATGGATATAATTCACAACGACTTCTGCCATGTGCATTACAATAGGTATGTGATTCATATTATGCAAAATATTTTCCTTTCTTACTTAAATGCTTTCTAGCTTGGTTGTATAAAGATAGCGAAATAACGCTGTCATCGTGTATGCCTTCAGGAGCTGCGTATTTTACATGCCTAGTCTTTAGGTCAAATATATATGTGAACGCTTCTAGTTCGTCTATAGATACTCTTCATTCGGAATAGTAAGCTCCATTTGTTCAAACGAGACAGCCAAATCTTCAATCATAATCGGTTTGGTTTTAGAGCTAGTCGTATATGGCTCTGTTAAGTTACCCGTTAATTTCTTGAGCATTTCATAGAATACGTCGCCCTGGTTGTTCACCTCAACGTAGGTCAAAGCATTAAATTCCTTTATTCGTTTAGCTACCTTGTTAATTATATTCGTCCATTCGTCCTGCCGGTAACGTTCAATAAAAAATACACCGCCATCCTTCGTGCCTATTGTTAAAACCGTGTAATCATCCGCGCGCCCAATATCCAAACCTCCGAATATCTTACCGGTATTTACAGCCGTACCAATTGACTCCCGAACATTGCGAAATAAACCCGTAGCGCCATCCAAAAACTCAGCTAAATATTCTTGCCTAAATACATGATCCGGAACAGTTTGCCTAATAGAGTCAATTTCTCTAGGGTCAATCATTGGATTATCATACGAACTAAATTGAAAGTACTTATAGCGTTCATCCTGGTGTCGCAACAAAGATAGTTTATACATCATTCGTTTGCCTCTAGGAGTTGAGATAAATACTACCTTCTTGCCTTTAACTAATACTGTAGGCTGTAGTACTTCCTCCCAAGTATTCGCCTTCATGAAATCAAACTCATCGCATATAAGGTAGTCGAATGTATTTCCTCGAATACCGTCGCTTCGTTCTGCAGAAAAGAATTGAATTTGACTTCCGAATCCTTTAACTATTAGTTCCGTATCGTTGTAACTAAATAAACCGCTAGATATCGTTGACTTCTTTAGTTCAGTATATACCTTCTTTGATTGCTTATAAATAGGACTTACCCATCCAATCATGCATCCTTTGTCATTTATAGCCCAATATAACTGCTGGTTTATACACAACATAGTTTTCCCAAACTGCCTACCGATATTCAGTACGTAATATTTCGCAGCATCGTTATTAATGCTTTGATGAATTACCAATTGCTTAGGATGTGGCTTATACCCTTTAATTATCGAACTCAAACTTATCTACGTGTTTACTTTCGATTTGTTGACGGTCATGCATTCCTAAACGATTCTTTGCGTAGAATATTCCCTTGCCTTCGTTGGCTACAATATCAGTTGCAAGTGATTTAAAATCCTCATCTATTTCTTTTATAGTGAGCGATAATGGATGGTTTTCATCCTTTAAAGCGGTGTAGAATTGTCTCCGTTTTAGCATATAGAAATCAGCATGCGTTCTTCTTAACCAATGCAATAAGAAATAACTTATTGTTGGTAAGTGTCTATTTCGAACCTCTATTACTTTACCGCTAGAAGTTGCTACTTCATTTGTATTATCAATACATTCATCGCAATACTCAAGTGAATACTCTTTAAGTGTATCAATATCAATATCTCGGTGTTTGTTTGCCATTATTTAAATAATTTTCCTTTAATACCTAACGCTAAAATTACATCGGGGTTGTTGTCGTAGTGTTTGTTTATACCAAGTGAGTTAACTTTCTCAATTTTTTGCTTATTGCTACCCATTGCATAAACTCTACTTGAAGGAATTCCGATTAATGTAGCTTTGTTCATCATTTTATCTTTGTTGGATCTTGCAGAAATTATATAAACTATATTTGTTTTGGACAATTCAATTGCAAGATTTGTACCTTTTTCAGTTGAAAGAACACCATCGTAATCAAAGCTAATCTTTTGATTTGAGAAATTATTAGAATGCCATTTAGACTTACATACTACATATCTTTGGTTTGAATCAGGAAAAGAATTAATAGATTCCGTATCTTCCATACATCTCTTCATCCATTCTATAGAGTTTTCTCCTTTCTTTGGGTTTGGCATTATATTTTAATTTGTTCAATAAATGATTTACGACTCGTTGCCTTAATTGTTGGATGTAACTTTCTTAATTCCGGAAGGCTTAACTCTTCAAACGTTGCATTTGTTGTATTAGTTGGCAATTGTCGAAGGTAATTATTGACAATATGAACTGCTCCAGGTATGCAACCTTGACAACCTTTAGATAATACCTTTCCTTTACCCGTTGCAAGTAATGTAATTTCAAAATAAACGTGTGCCAAATGGTCAAATTCAATACCGTAATAGTCAAAACCATTAATATTGATTTTTGGCATTATAAAATCTAAACTTACTTGAGCTTCTTTTCCTAATATCATCTTCTTTCTGTTGTTATTGCAAAGGCATAAACTGCTATTGCTGTTATTGGTTGTGCTGTAATTAGTAAAGTTACCCAAAATGCAAAGCAAGGGAAACAATCAATTACCTTAATATACTCTGTAGGAACGATTTTAAAGAGCTTTTTAATGCGATATGGTAAATTGTATTCTTGATGAATTAAGAACGCTATAAACCACCCTAATAAAGCTAGTGCAAAGTTAAAAACTATCCAATCTTTCATATCTTATTCTTATTTCGTTTTCAATAAATTTACAAATCTTTGTAATTGTTTGCCGATGTATATTTGATTTCTTAGATAGAACTCTAATCGAACTATTCAACATACAATCTTTATATACTCTAACCTCCGTAGTATACCCTTCAATCTCTAGCTGTAGTAATATCTTATGCAATAGTTGAGAATCAAATAAACAAGGTTCTTCGTATGTTTGCTCTATATCATCTGTGAGTTCACTAACTAGTAAATTGTGTAATTTATTATAACTGCTAGTCTTTCCGTAGTAAGCATGAAACAAACACTTTTGTATGTAAGTGTCAGGATTGTTAATACGGCTTAAGTCCTCAGGTAGTTCCAAATATACATGATGCAGCAAATCCTTGCCGTTCTCGCCAGCAAGGAATTCCGCATATCTGTAATATTTTTCAATTGACTTGGTTGTCATTAAGCAAATATACTATAAAAATAAATGTAAAATGCTTGCAGTTGTCAAATATATTTATTAACAATTTCATTTGTAAATTAAATTCATG